AGGGTCTGTATATGAGAGTTTATAGCGCCCATAGCGCCCATAGCGCCCAACCTGTTGAAACTAAAGGACAATTTGCCATGATTTGCGCCCATACATCCGCCCATGATTCGCCCATTGGCCCCAAAAAGGAAAGGCCGCCACCCAAGAAAACTCTAATTAAGAATCATTCTCAACGTGGCGGCCCTTGACCCTAGCTGCCCAATTGTTTTAGCATAGCCCGAAAGGAATCACAATGCCTAATATTACTACCCGCACAGTAGAAGCACTAGAAGATAGAGTCACCATGTTCCAGTCGAGGGACGAAATGCTCTATGTTCGTTTCACATGGAACAAAAAGCACCAGATAGCCAAGCTTCAGGGCTCCAGCTTTAGGGCTTATGTCCAAGATTTCTACTACAACTTGCACGGTGACGTACCACCCAGAAGCAGCACTGAAGCCATAGTGGACTGGTTCAAGGGCAAGTGTCTTACTAGCCCTCGTCTTTCTCCTAGTGTGCGCGTAAAAAAGTATAAGGACGCCACATGGTTTAATATGTCAGATAAGGACTGGCGCTACATAAAGGTAGACCAGGAGGGCTGGAACATCGAGAAGGAATGCCCTCCAGAGGTTCCCCTGGTAAGAGAGCAGTCGGTAAGCCGTTATCCAGACCCTGTAAAGGGCGGAAACCTAGAGCTACTAAAGAAGCATATCCACTACGGCGATGAAGAACAATGGAAACTCTTGGTAGGCTTTATGCTTTCGGTGATGCGCGACGAAAAAGAATATCCCATCTTGGTAATTTCTGGGCAACAGGGATCGGGTAAGACCACCCTAAGTGATATCCTTATGACTTTGCTGGACCCCCACGGCGACACGCCAGCCTCTCTACCAAAGAAGGAGTCAGACATTGGAACCACCGCCCGACACAGGCATCTTTTGGCTTTTGACAATATCTCTGGTCTTAAGTGGGATGTATCTGATTCTCTTTGTAAACTGAGCACGGGGCTTTCTGTCTCTCAAAGGTCACTCTATACCAACGGTGAACTCTACCAGTATACTGTAACACGGCCCGTAATCCTTAATGGTATTCCCAACTTGGTCAATCGGGACGACTTGGCCAGAAGGGTCATCAGTCTTCATCTCGATAAGATACCTGACGGCAAGAAGGGTAAGGGCATCTCACAAGTAAAGAGAGACTTCCTTAAGGATAATCCCCAAATTTTGGGTGGCCTTCTGGATGCCTTGGTCCATTGTCATCGCAACATAGATACCATAGAGATAGGAGAGACCAAGGGTTTTAATGAGGTGGCTCGCTGGGTTGAGGCTGCAGCAGAACACCTGGGGTGGGAGCCAGGAGAGTTTACCCGCATATACAACAAGAATCGCCTGAGCTCATCAAGCAATCTAGTGGAGCAGAACAACTTGGCGCGCACCATAATGAAGACCTTGGCTTACTTGAAGGATCGTGGTCAACCAGCGCAGTTTGAGGGAACCTATGAAGAACTAATACAATGGTTTTGTATTCCTAGTTGCAGCCAACACAATGTGGATCAGGCGGTAAGAGACAAGAAGCTGCCCACGAGTTACAACTGGCGATCAGAACTCTTGAGGATAAGGGATGGCCTAGAGCCCCTTGGTGTAAAAATATATGGTGTCAACAAGAATGAATTTCGACAATGGCGAACTAACGATGCTGCAAGGCTTGCTAAAGTAGCCATTCAGCTACATAATGTGCCTAATGAGACCACATCTTAAATACGGGAAAATGTCTGAGAAGGAACTGGTAGAGCATTACCGTTTCATTCTTCAGGGACGCGCAACACCTCGTGGTTCAGACATAGTTCACATGAGGGCCGAATTAGCTAGGAGAAAAGGTGTGCTTGAAAATCCAAGCCAACGAAAGATATGGGCTTTCGGGGGGCTTACTCCCAAGCAGGAAAAATTCTGTCTTGAATACATGAGTACGGGAGACCCTGAAAAAGCCTACGAGAGAGCAGGCTATAAGTCCAGGAGGTTGAAGGCAGCCGTAAAACGCATGCTAACAAATCCACTAATTCAAATGAGACTCAATGAAATAAGGGAGCAAGCTTTGAAAGAAGTAAAAGTTAATGCTGAAAAAGTTCTTGATAAAGTAATGGAAGTTTATGATTCTGCAATGCAGGAGTCAGATTTCACCAATGCCAATAGGGCAATGGAAACCATAGGTAAGCACCTGGGTATGTTTGTAGATCGTTCTGAACAGAAAGTTACTCAATTGACTAAGGGTGATGAGCCTGAGGCAGTCAAGCAGGATATCCAACGTCTTGCGGAAGTCATAGGTTTTAAAGTTGTTGACGGCGGAAAATGAGCTACGCGAAAAGTTAGTCTATCTAGTTCTACATCAAAGTAGGACTGACTTTCTTTCTTTCGTTAAGCTGGTGTCGCCTGAGCTTGTCCATGACTTCAAGATGGGCGCACACATAAAAGTAATTTCTGATAAGCTGCAACAAATCGGGGATGGTAATCTTAAACGCCTTATGGTGTTTCTTCCTCCCCGTAGTAGCAAGTCTCTTCTTTGCTCTAAGCTGTTTCCTGCTTGGTACATAGGGCAGTATCCTCAAAGAGAAATTCTTACTGTGTCTCACTCGGATCAGTTGTCCACAGATTTTGGTCGTGTTGTTCGCGATCTTATTAATTCTAACACCTTTCAGTCCATATTTCCTGAGGTTAAGGTGAGATCAGATGTTCGTAGTGCTGGCAAGTTTATGATCAATCAGGGGGGAACCTACTTTGCAGCTGGCGTTAAAACCCAGATAGCTGGCCGTGGCGCTCATGTGGCTATCCTTGATGACGTTATGTCTGAGGAGGACGCTTTTTCAGAGGCAGGACGCCGCTACATAAAGAACTGGTACCCTTCTGGTCTTAGAACTCGTCTTATGCCTGGAGGTGCCATAGTGGTCATTAATACTCGTTATCACGAAGATGATATCTCTGGCTGGCTCCTGGGCAACGCTAAAGAAGGCGAGTGGGATGTCCTTAAGATTCCTGCGTGGGTAGACGATGCCTCTAGTAAACTCCTTCAACTTCCTACAGGGTCTAGTTATTTTCCGCAATGGAAGCCTGATAATCTTTTAAGAGAAGAAGAAGATGAGATCAAGAGAAATAATGGTACCCAATATTGGCAGTCATTATATATGCAAGACCCGCAACCTCAGGAAGGTGGCCTAATAAAGAAGGAGTGGTTCCAGACCTGGGATGAACAAGACCCCCCTGAGTGCAGCTACATATTGCAAACAATGGACACAGCCTTTTCAAAAAGAAGCACAGCAGACTACTCTGTGATGCAGACTTGGGGTATATTTGAATTACTAGAGCGTGATTCTGAGGGAATTGAGCGGTGGATATCTAATTTAGTGTTATTATCTAATGTTCGTGGGCGTATGGAATATCCTGAACTCAGGTCAACGGCACAAGAGTTATATGAGAAACACCGTCCCGACATGGTTTTAATTGAGAAGAAAGCTTCAGGGCAATCTCTTATTCAGGATTTGAGGCGAGCAGGACTTCCTATTTTGGAATACACTCCTGATCGTGATAAAGTAAGTAGAGTGAATGCAGCCACACCCTTGTTGGAATCTGGGCGTATTTGGATTCCTGAAAAGGAGTGGGCGCAAGAACTTGTGATGGAAAGTGGGGGTTTTCCGACTGCTAGATACGATGACCAAGTGGATGCCATGACAATGGCAATTTTATGGATGAAGGCATCTTGGCGGTTGGAGCATCCCCACGATCCTGATTTCGATACCCCAATTAAAAAAACGGCTGTAGGTTACTGGAGGATTTAAATTGGCTGACACAGAATTTTACATAGTAGACGGCGAGGCGCAAGAAGTCGTCGAAGAAGAAGAAGTAATTATTGCTCACTCTGATAATCTAGCTTTACATATAGATGAGCGTGAACTTGAAGAAATTTCTAGCCAAGTCACAGAAAAATATGAAGACGACAAAGATGCGCGCCAAGATTGGGAACAGATGTTTGAAAAAGGTTTTGAGCTGCTTGGCTTGAAGCTACAGGAAACATCAGAGCCTTTTGAGGGGGCGTGTACAGCTGTTCATCCTCTCATCATAGAAAACGCTGTAAAGTTTCAAAGTAAAGCTTCGCAAGAATTGTTTCCTTCCAAAGGTCCAATTAAAACTCAAGTTATCGGAAAGCTTAGTGCCGAAAAAGAAGCTCAGGCCAAGCGGGTAAAAGAGTTCATGAATTATGAAATCTCAGAAATGATGCCTGAGTATTTCGATGAATTTGAACGCCTTCTTTTCCAACTGCCTATCTTCGGTTCAGCTTTCAAGAAAATTTATTTCGATGCCAGTGCTTCAAGGCCCACCAGTGAATTTGTATCCGTAGATCAATTTTATGTTCCTTTTAATTCTCCCGACTTAAAGAGGGCGGATCGTTTCACCCATGTAATTTACAGATCAGAAAACGATCTTAAAAGAGATATCGCTGCCGATATGTACAGAGATTGTGATCTTGGGGAACCAGGAAATCAAGAACGCTCTAGCATGTCTGCTAAGATGGATGAGATTTTAGGTTTTAACTATGATTCCAGCAGCGATCCACAACATTGTTTGCTTGAGCAACATTGTTATTTGGAATTAGGAGGAGAGTTTGAGACCCCTGTTGCGGCACCATACATTGTCACTGTTGAAGAAAACTCAAGAAAAATTCTTTCTGTTAGAAGAAACTGGGAAGAGGGTGATCCTCAATACATTAGGTTGGAACACTTTGTTCATTACAAGTTTGTACCTGGATTTGGTTTTTACGGTTTCGGTTATATACATTTTCTCGGCAATATGACCCTGACTGCTACGGCAGCCATGAGGGCCTTGATTGATGCAGGCCAATTTGCAAACCTTCCTGGTGGTTTTAAGGCGCGAGGAGTCCGAATTGTTGGTGACCAAGACCCCATAAGTCCTGGTGAATGGCGTGAAGTTGAAAGCACAGGGCAGCAGCTGGACAAAAGTTTTTATGCTCTCCCCTACAAGGAGCCTTCAGCCACCCTTTACCAGATGTTGGACTTTGTTACGAGGGCGGGGCAGAAGTTTGCCGACACCACTGAGCAGGTGATTGCCGACAGTAGCAACTATGGTCCTGTTGGAACCACTATGGCTCTCATAGAGCAGTCCGCCAAGTTCTTTACTGCTATTCACAAGAGGCTACACAAAAGTCAGCGCGATGAGTTTAGGGTTTTAGCCAGGGTAAACTTTGAGTTTCTCCCCAGCAACATGGAAATGGATGTCGCTGATGGAAGCATAGAGATATTTAAAGAGGATTTCGATGGGCGCGTAGATGTTTTGCCTGTATCTGATCCCAATATTCCTTCTGCCACACATCGTTTTGCTCTTGCTCAGATGGCACTTCAGTTATCTTCTCAAGCTCCTCAAGGAATCTATGATATAAGAGAAGTTCACAGGATGATTCTTGAAGCTTCTAACATAGAAAATGTGGATCGTATGATGCCACCGCCCAAGGAGCCTCAACCTCAAAGTCCGATGCAAGATATTATATCAGTATCACAGGGTTTGCCTATTAAAGCTTTCCCAGGACAAAATCATGAAGCTCATATAGCTTTTAAGACTGCGTGGATGAATAATCCTGTCCAACAACAGAATCCTTCTTTTCCGCAAATGACTCTTCTTATACAAGCTAATATTTCAGAACACACTTTGCTACAGTATCAAACTCAAATGATGGCTATGCTTGGTGAAGAAAAATCAGCTGATGAATTTGCTCAGGCCCAAGCAGCGCAACAACTATCACAAATGGCACAGATGGCGCAAGTTGGACAGCAGCAAGGTTCAGTGGAACAGCAATCTCTTGACTTGCAGAAAGCTGACTTAGAATTGAGGGCGCAAGAAGCTCAGATGGACGCTACGGCTAAATCAGCAGGAATTATTTTGGATAACAGAAAACTTGATATTGAAGAACAAAAAGTTCAATACAATGTTATTAAAGATACTGGCGCTATGGTTTACAAAGCAACCAAAGATACACAAGATCGTAAGACAAAACTTATTATCGAGTATGCAAAATTCTTAGCTTCTTTAGCGAAAAACATGGAAATAGAATTTAGTAAAGACTCTGAACTTTTCAGGACTTTCCCAGATGCTTTTGAAGAAGTGGAAACTAAGGCTGAAGGAGGCGCTATCAGGGTTAAAGACCCCAAAACTTTTTATAGTCTTCAAGATAGGATCATGAAGTATCAGGAAGGTGGTGATGTAGAGCCCAGAGCGACAGAAGTAGATAAGGTTAAGCAGCAAACCGTGGATCGTATGGTGGAGCTTGGCATTGTTCCTACTTCTCCAAGTGCTTTGGCAGAATTGATGCAAGCTGAGGGGACTCCTCAAGAAGAAGTGGTGGTGGAAGAAGTAATTCCGCCGCTTGACCCTGAGCTGCCCCAAGCGGTAATTGGTTCCGCAGGTGAAGCTGTTGGCGAAACAGTTAATGTAGGGGAGGTAATTCCTTTTTCTCGTGAAGAAGTTAGAAATACCGCCTTACAAGAAACATTAAATGAAGATGCGATAGATGATACTCCCAACACTTTGGATGTTCCTTTTCCTTCTCCCCCTAAGCCAGACATAGAGCCGATGCCTTTGTGGAATATGGCAATCGATGATAATTTATCAGTAGATGATGCTTACACAGCAATAAGTAAAGCAGAGACAGGTTCTTTTTCTGATCCTTATATTAGAACAGTAGTTAAAGGATCGGGTTCTACAGCTTTTGGTCCTACTCAAATAACTAAAGGATTAATTGATACCGCTTTAGACGAAAAAAATTCTTTGCATAAAAGAATTAAAGCTTCTGACCCAGATGGAAATTTGATGGCTTATTTAAAAAAGATGCAAAAGCAAGCTGATTTATTTCTACTTCATGGCGGGGGAAGTAAAGAGAGTGGAGTAGATGAAAAGCAAAAAGCTGCGTATGAAGCTAAATATGGTAAAGGTTCTGCAGAACAAGTTTATGATGCTAAATATGATTATGGTGGATCAGGAGATTTAAGTGCAGAAACTGAAAATTATGAGAAAGTCGCTAAACTTATGATGCAACACATTCTAGATAAAGAAGGAATGACGGGAGAAAATTTTGTTGGTGAATGGAGATGGGGTTCTAAAGACGCACAAAGTAAAAAAAGGTCCGACGCCAAAGATTATTTCAGTAAAGTAATTAGAAGTTTAGAAAATATAATCGACTAAAGGAGGGATAAGTGCCATACGCTATTCGTAAGCGTGGAGAAAAGTACCAAGTGATGAATACGAGATCGGGGCAAGTGAAAGGAACGCACCCCACCAAGGCAAAAGCTACGAAACAAATGCGCGTTCTCTATTTGATTGAAGAGGATGGAGATGATAAAGTTAGGCGCAAGGACACAAAACGGAGGAAGAAATGAAAGCTAACCAAATTTCAGGGCCTAAGAAACGCAATAAAGCAAAAGTTTCTGATTGGTCTCAAATACCTATAGATCAGTGGTCGCATCGGACGAAACGTGGTGAATTGCGTGGCAGTCCTGATTCAGCGTATGAGCATCGTGGGCGGCATTATGCTCGACATGGTGTCTACTCTTCTAAAGGAAATTGATTACCGACGATATTATCAGGAGCCTCGATGAAGCTAAGAACAATATTAAAGATACTTTAGCTACTGGCTCTCCTGATAACTATGCCGAATATAAAAATTTGGTTGGCATAGTATATGGTCTTGACATGGCTGTGGGAATTGTAAATAATGCGATTCACAAATATCTCAAGGAACAAGAGGAAGACTGATGCAACATGCTCATATGGGTGGCGCTGTCACCAATGATCAATGGATTACCGACGAAGAAATAGAAGACCCCGCACCGCTACCTACGATACCCAGCTATCGTATTCTTATTAGGCCAGTAGCTATTCGCTCTACAACTAAGGGAGGTATCATACTTCCTGATAAAGCTAAGGCAGATGTGCAATATTTGACTACAGTAGGACGGGTTGTTCTATTGGGTGATTTGGCTTACGAGGACAAGGATAGATTTACTAAAGGCCCTTGGTGTAAGGCGGGAGATTATGTTTGTTACGGCAAGCACACAGGCACACGTTTTTTGTATAAGGGAGTCATGTTTGTTATTATGAATGATGATCAAATACTCATGAAGGTAGAAGAACCTGGGAGTTTAGACCCGATGTTTGTTCTAACAGGATAAATGGCAAATACAACTAATTTAGTTATTGAAAAACCTGTTCCAGGCGGTTCAAATAATGTTTGGGGAACCACCCTAAATACGGGTGCCGACAGTTTCGATACGGCTGTTGCTGGCACCTTAAGTAAGTCTGTGGCAGGTTCTGCTGATGTTTCGCTGACGGATGCAGAAGCCCTTAATGCCAATCACATTTATACGGGGGCGTTGACAGGCAATATTGCTGTTCACGTTCCTATTAAGTCTAGGCGTTATCAAGTCTTCAATAACACTACAGGAAGTCATACTCTTAAGGTTAAGACTTCCTCAGAAACTAACGGCACTACTGTCAATCAGGGAACTACGATGGTTCTCTTTTGTGATGCTACATCTGTCATAGATGGTACCTCAGGTGCTGGACAAACTTCAGTCAGTGATTTCACAGCCAACAATTTGAAGGTTCCCGTTTGCGCCTCTGTAACAAATTTGGTGGCCGCCACTGGTTCTTTTACTACCAAGGTTTCAGGTGTAGCAGGAGAGTTTTCAGGTGCAGTATCTGTAGGCACAGGTTTTTGGGCGGCGGGTGGCGCAGTATTCAATGAGGCTGGTGCCGATGTAGACTTTAGAGTTGAATCTAACAGTATTACAGACATACTAAAAGTAGATGCGGGAAACGACACCACAAGAATTAAAGGTTTTATTTATGAGCAACAGACAGTCGAAGCTTCTGTTTCTTCTACTACTCACACTATTGACTGTGCTTTGGGAAATGTCCATGATCTTACATTTTTAAATAATTGCTCCATAAGTTTTTCTAATGTAGCACCTGATGGGCGCGCGCAAGATGTTACTATGATAATTCGTAGAACAGCAGCGGCCAGCATAGCTTTCAACCCAATAATTTTAACTGCTGGTGGTGTTACCTTGGGTTTAGCTGACACTAGCGGAAGAACAGATGTCCTCACAATGTTTACTGTCGATGGTGGAAGTCAGTTTTATATGGCTTCATCGTTCCTGGCGGCAGCTACTGTAGCAGCCTAATGCCCATAGCCTTTCAGCAACAATTGACAGTTAGGCCTGGGGGTTCTGAAACTTTTAATAGTACACAAACATTTTCACTTCCTCCTGGTATTAATTTTGTAACTATTTCAGGCACAGGAGCGGCAGGTTCTGCTGGTAACGCTGGAAATTCAGGTGCTACAGGTGCAGGAGGTAATGCTGGTAATCCTGGTAATGCGGGAAATGCAGGTAGCGCAGGTGCAGCAGGATCAGCAGGTGCAGGTGGTGCAGGCGGTTCTGCTGGTAATGGTGGTGTAGGAGGTCTATACTCTGGAACATATAACGCTGGTGGTAGTGGTGG